GTTCATAACTAAACGCAATACCTTACCATTACATACCCAGATGTTTACACTGACTTGATCCATGTCAGATAACTCAGAGGGTACATCTACATCATGTCCCTCAAGTACCTCTGTGTCTACGCTGCCCCAGAACTCAAGGACTTCAAAGCGTTCTGCTTTAGACTCCTGAGCATCATCTTCCATTGCCTGTTCCCACCATTCTTTAACGTAGGACTCTCCTGCTTCTATAGCAGAATCAATAGCATTGGACCTAAAGAAAGGACGTTTCTTAAGTGCTCTAATTTGAGAACGAGACATCTTGTGACGTTCTACAATGTACTCAGCCTCATCCATATTAGCAGCATCAGGATCAGGGTAGAAGTTCCAGAGAGATACACTGGAAGTTTGTGGTATAGTTTTAATTGTAGGATTGTAATCCCCATCTTCATCCCAATTAGGATACTCTTTGTCTATAGCAAACGGACCCTTCATAACGCCTGTACCAAACAGTGCACACTCAAAGGCAGCTACACGTAATTGTTTATTAGCATTAGATTCTTCTAGTTGGTCATGGATTTTCTTTTCCATCTTCTTAGCTGCAACCATTGCAGGATGGAAAGTAATCTGTGTAGGAGTAGTACCAAGACCCTTTTTTAGTTGATCCATTACAGGATCTAGTTTTTTATTTAATCCCGCAAGACGTTCTGTAAATTCTGGCATAGTCTCACCCGGAAGAAGTTTAGTATCTTCTTCTGAAGGAGAACTAGCTTTTTTAAGTTCGGGGTTAGACTCAAAGTAGACTGCTTCCTCTACTCCTTCAGGGAGTGTTGTAGGGTCTACAGTAATAGGAAACTTATTGTTGCCGAAGAGTACTTCAATGATTTGACCGTATGCAGCAAGCACCTTAGTCTTAGTTACTTTGACAAAGACTTGTGACTTCTCAGTAGAAGTAAACTGTACTTCAGGACCATAGATACCACGGTAGTTTCTATATGCTTGAATCCAGCGTGTCTCTTCTGTCTCACGTGCATCAGAAGCTTTCTTGTAGTGTTTCTGGACCAGACCTACAATAGTACCTGCAAGTGGATCACTATAAGTATCTTCTTTCATATCATCTAAGGCACTGGCATCTTCAGTGTCCATTATCATGCTTTCTTCAAAAATATCTTCTTCGTCCATATTATTTCCTTAATAACCGAAAGTCGGATCGCTTGCTTGAAAGCCACTGTTTTGTGAGGCTGGGTCAAAATCAAATAGGCTGCTTCGTGGTCTTGTCATTACACCGTACCGCAAAGCATCGTATAGGTGATCTTCTGAATGTGTATCTACGTCTTCTGGGTTGTTCTTATCAAGTGGTAGTGCAGGTATCTGTGAGATAGTATTACTGCAAGTATTAAAAAAGACTAGCCTTGGTTCTTCCGTAAAGTCATCTACTTGTAATCGTCTATGTATCTCGTTCTTACCAGAAATCCTAGAGCCTCTTGACCTGTCCGCAGGTCTCCATCGGCAACCACGCATGATCATCTGTTCAGCTAGGCTTGGGCCTGTGTCTCCACGCTTGTGCCACAAGGATGAGTCAAGGACTCCATAACGCATCTTCTCCTCACCCTCAGCTTCTAGTATCATATCAGCCAGGTCAGTAGCTATAACCTTTGAGCAGTACATCTCCCTGTAGACTATGAGCTGCTCATCAGGTGCTACTGCTATCCAAACAACCCCTGAGTAAGAACCGTATCCATAGTCACATGCTCTAAACCTTGCCCAACCTTTGGGTATATCAAAAGGTTCAATGACGTGTATGTTTCTGTTCCACTCAGGGAAAGCTGCACCTTCATTAACATCCCAGTTGCCTTCTAGTAGTTGCTTACGTTGGTGTTCTGGTAGTGATAGTAGGTTAGCTTCATATAGTCCATCATCTGATAGGTAAGGGTTATCAAACAAAGTAGCAGGGATAAACTTACGTTTAAATAATGGTTGACCTTCTTTAGTATGTCCTTTGGGCCAAGAGATACGTTCACCTGTCTCAGGATCAGTAGCATCAAAGCTTGTGTTGTGTGGTGCTGGATCTACAAAGGTTTTCTTAACCCATTGATGCCCAGCTCCTCCGGGGTTAGTTGTGGCTCTTTGGTATAACTCTAAGCCACTGTTCTTAGTTGTCCGAAGACGTGATCTCATATAGTTCCAAGGATAAGGGCTAGGCCATTGTGTAAGTTCATCAAAACCAATCCAGTTAAAAGCTTGTCCTTGGTATCTTTGTACATCATCATCCCTATCTAGATATGATAACCATAGAGTAGCACCACTGGGAGCTACCCACGTTTTGTCCCGTTCCATAAACTTAATCCCCGGTACGGCTTTAGGGTAGAGTTGTTTGGAGACTGAGATAAGTTCTCTGAGTTCTTCTGTGCTTCTCCGTACCAGCAACATAGAAGATAGTGAATTATTAAAATACCTAACAGGATCGGCCAACATAGCAAAAGACTTACCACCACCAGCCGCTCCACCGTATAGTACCTCCTGCTCTGATGCAGACAAAAAGTCTGTCTGTGGTCCTGGATTAGGTTGAAATATTATCTCTTGAGCTTGCTCAACCTCTATCGGCTGTGGCTTCACGGTTGCGGGTATCGGTACGTTCTCTGGCTCCGATACGGTTTCTTTCAAGGGTTTCTGCTTTGTCCGCCGCTTCTTTGTAGCGTTGAGCGTAATACTGTTGCGTTGAAGCTTTTGCTTTACGTTGTCGTTCAAGTTTAACTCTTTTCATTAGACCCACGTGAGAAATATATCTACCAGACTTTTCACTCAACCAGTTGGCTACATCTCTATAGCTGTATTGTTTTAGAAACTTCTTTGCTTCTTCTAGTGTTTCTAACTCTTCTGGGATAGGTAATAGTATATCACCATCATCAGGGTCTTGTCTATAGCCGAATGGAATTATTCTACCCACTCTAACAACAGGTAGCCATTCATATCCATTTCCAACCATTTCAGGTTTAGGTAGCTTCCAAGTTTTATTAACTTTCATTATTTTTAGGAGGTAAAATAAACACAGGGCTTTCAGCTTTGACTTCAATCTTGTCAGTCTTAACAAAGCCAGCTCTGTCAAGAAAATCTTTAGCTGCTGCCATCTTTTCTTTATTGCCAAGATCAGTAGGGTTAGTCATTACTTGCATCATGGAGTAGGCTGCACGACTACCTGCAGAAGCAATAAACTTCTTAGTAAGGTCAGCAATCTCATCCTGTAGTACAGCAGTAATAGTTGTGGAGGACACAGTGTCAGCATAACCTGCAAGACGTTTAGCCCTCACAGGATCACCCTGTGCTGACTCAAATAGTACGTCAAGGAATAGTTGTTGTTTTTCAGTAAGTTTTCTCATTCGCACTCACATTTCTGGCAAGGACATTCACGATTCAATACTGCACATATAATACGTTTAAAGTAGTTCTTCATGTTTTCTTCCTATACGGTTTTACTTTAGCTGCAACTTTCTTCGGTTGAGCCACAAACTGCTTACCCGCAGCAGTGCCTTTTCGTTTGGCTCTAGTAGTGGAAGCATACTCAGAATCACTAAGAGACTTAATAGCCTTCTTAGGTAGGTACCTTTCACCGGTGGCCTTTGGCCCTTGTGTTGAGGGCTTGCCACTCTTTGTAGTCCACTTCTCTTTAGTCCACCTGTCAAGACTTTTTTGACTTTTACTTTTTGCCATTATGTTTCTTCTGCACAGCAAAGTTTGCAGTAAGTGATGCACCCTTATGAGGTACAAACTTATCTGCGTGTTTCATAAGTTTAAGGCTACCATCAGATTGTTTCATCCAATGATAGCCTTTAGGTGCGTCTACTTTCATGAAGTGTATCCTCCGCCTTTAGCTTTGTATTGCTTGGCAACCATTTGAGCTTTACGAGCCGACCACTGTCCGGGGCTTCCACCTTTACCACTTGCCTTAACAGAGGCGACAAGAGACTTACGCATAGTAGGCTTAGTATAATTACCCGCCGCATTAACGCCCGACTTCTTCTTCTTTGTAGAACCTGTAGTTGATTTCACCACGTGTTATTCCTATGTCTTTAAGCATTTGGTCTGTAAGATTATTTAGCTGCCAGTATTCTGCTCGTCTTTGTTGGTATACCTGTAGTTTTTTAATTAATTTTTTAAACATGGTCTGTCTCCTTTTACCAGAGACAGTTATACCACAAGTTAGTTTATCATACTACAGACAAGATTGCAACCCCGTTATGCGTTTTTCTTCTTTAGGTTATTTACCTGAGACTTAACCATGCCGCCCATATTGTAGGTCATGACTCCGGGTTTAGCCATGGGTTTCTTAGCCATACCACCCATATTCATCTTGCCAACACCGTCAGCAGCATAGGCTGGTACTTTCTTACCATCCTTCGTGACCATAGGCATAGAACCGCCCATGTTGTAGCCTGAAGTTTTCTTTTTAGTTCCGTACATGTTG